GCGTGTTAAAAGATATTTACGAAGAAGAGTTTCAAAGAGCCGCTTCCGAAGACGGAGAAAGAACAAGTCTTAGATTGGTTCCTTCTTATTCATCATTGAGAGTGACATAATGGGAAGATACGCTTCAGGAAAATACGCTTTAGGTATCTCTGATAGATCTGGTAGAGCTTATAAACTAAGAGATATGATACAAGAGTGGAATGGTTTGTTAGTAGGCAAAGATGAATATGAGCCTAAACAACCACAAATACAACCAAGAAAGATAAAACCAGATCCCGAAGCTTTAAGAATTAGCAGGACAGACAGAGTAGAGCCAATATCTCAAGTTATTTTAAATCCTAATTCATTTACTTCTGGAGATGCAGGTAGTGCTGTAATCACAGTTTTAGAGCCTGGACATAATAGAACAACAGGAGATATTGTTCGTTTTAGAGAGTGTCAAGGTTTTGATGGATTTACAAAATCTATGTTAGAAACAAGCACAGGTTTTACAATTACCGTTATTGCACCGACAGGTACTTTAGTAACTTCTGACTCTTACACTTTTACTGCTACAGGTGGCGAAACTGCTACTACTGGAAACACAAAAGGTGGAGGAGATAATGCTACCGCAGGTCCTGTTGACGATCCTCATTTAACAAGTTATCCTATAGGTTAGTACTATGGCATATACATTTACAACATTAAAAACAGCAATACAAGATTACACACAAAATACAGAAACTACTTTTGTTAACCAGTTGCCGAGATTTATATTAAACGCAGAAGAAAGAATATTAAAAGAGTGTGAACTATCTGTATTTAGAAAATACGTTTTAGGTTCTGCTAGTTCTTCTAATAAGTTTTTAGTAAAACCAACAGATTTTTTATCACCTTTTTCATTGAGTGTAATTAATAGTGATAACAATGAATTTTTATTATACAAACACGTAACGTTTGTTCAAGATTATACTCCTAATCCTACCACTACAGGAGTGCCTTTATACTACGCAGATTGGGATGAGGACACTTTTATATTAGCACCAACACCAAACGCAAGTTTTCAAATGGAACTACATTATTTTTATAGACCAACTTCAATAACTGCTACTACCGATGGTACTTCTTGGTTAGGCACAAATGCAGAATTAGCTTTGTTATATGCTTCTTTAGTAGAGGCATATACATTTATGAAGGGTGAAGCAGATCTGTTGCAATTATACAACGCAAGATATCTAGAGTCACTGAAATGGTTAAAGAATTTAGGAGAAGGTAAGAACACTAGAGATGCTTACAGATACGACAATCTTAGAAGAGATACTGCGTAATGGTAGCAAACAAAAGCTCTAGCGAATTAGGACCAGTTAACGTTGTTACTTCTTCTGATGGCGGACATAGTGCCGAACAAATGGCAGATATGGCTTTGAATAAGATAATGATGGTAAGCGATAGTGCTCCTCCCGTCATACGAGATCAAGCTATAGCATTCAGAAAGCAGTTGAAAGAGATACTTATTTTTTATATGAATAGAATGGCGCAAAGTGAAAGAACAACAATTTGGGCATTAATGAAAAAACAAGGTCACGAAGATGTGGCGGAAATAATTAGGAGGCTATAATGGCAATAAATCAAGCAATGTGTGGAAGTTTTAAAAAAGAAATATTAGCAGGTATTCATAGATGGACAACTTCATCAAGAGGAGACAGTAGTTCTATATCTGCTGATACATTTTATGTAGCTATGTTCACCGCAAGTAGAACAGATGCTAATGAAGATTTAACAGGGTATACAGCAACAAACGAAGTTACTGATAGTGGTGGTATATATAGTGCAGGAGGTAAAGCTTTAACAAGTGTAACTATTGGATTAACAGATAACTCATCTTCTGTTCCTACTGCTTTTTTAGATTTTGCCGATACTACTTGGGCATCATCTACGATTAGTAATGCAAGAGTTGCAGTTATTTACAACTTTACTCTTACAAACGCAGGGACTGCTGGAACGGTTACTCATGCAGCTAAACCAGCTGTTGCAGTATTAGATTTTGGTGGTAACAAATCTTCTAGTTCTGGAGATTTTACTATTCAATATCCAGCTAATGATGCAAATAACGCAGTAATTAGAATAGCATAGTATGTCGCATTTTACTTACACTGTAACAGTCGTAAGTACTGGTGACGGCAATAAATATTTTATAAATGGCGTACGACAAGCCAATTTAAATTTATTTGAAGGAGCCACATATAGGTTTGATCAGTCCGACTCTTCAAACGGAGGTCATCCTTTACGATTTTCAACAACATCTAATGGAACTCACAGTGGTGGTTCTGAATACACCACAGGTGTAACTACTTCAGGTGTTCCAGGTAATTCAGGAGCCTACACAGAAATAACAGTAGCTGCATCAGCTCCAGATCTTTATTATTATTGTACTCAACACTCTGGTATGGGTGGTACGGCAACAACAGCAGGAACAATATTATCTGGGTGGGGGAGATCAACATGGGATGCTGGTCCGTGGGGTGAAGGCACTTTTGCAGTAAGCACATCCGTAACAGGAGTATCTGCTAGTTCTGTAATTAATAGTGCAACTGTTACTGCTGTTCAAAGTGTAACCGTAAGTGTAACAGGAGTATCTGCTACCACTGACGTAGGTAATCAAGGTTGGGGTAGATCTACTTGGAGTAGTGGTGGATGGGGCACACCTATTTTTGGAGACATTGTTGAAGGTACTGGTGTAACGGTTAGTGAAACAGGTGTTCAAGCTGCAAGCGCCGTATCCAATGTCTCTATACAAGAAGGTGGAGGAATAACTGTAGGAATTAGTGCGGGAGTTCAAGCCGCAGGTGTCGTCAATGACATTATAATACCACAAGCTCTTATCTTTGCTACAGGAGTTCAAGCCTCAAGCACTATAGGAAGTGTAGATGTAGGACTTGGTTTTGGTGTTACAGGAGTTCAAGCCGCAGGCTCAACAGGAAACGAATCAGTAGTAGAAGGAACAGGTATTACTGTATCAGCAACAGGAGTAGTTGCTGCAAGTGCCACAGGTAATGAAACAATAGTAGAAGGAACAGGTATTATTGTGACAGAAACTGGCGTATCCGCTACATCCCATATTGCAAATGTAGGTATAGCTAGGGTAGTAATAGTAACTGGAGTTAGTGCAAGCTCACAAGTAAGCACTGCAACCATGTGGTCAAAAATTGATACAACACAAAGCCCAAATTGGGTAGAAATAGCCGCATAGGAGGAAAGAATGGCATCATCGTTTACAACAAGTTTCGGAATAGAAAAAATTACCACAGGTGAACAATCAGGCTCCTGGGGTACAACAACAAATTACAACATAGATATTTTAGATAGAATAGCGGCTTATAAGTCAGTTGCTTTATCTGACTCAGCTACAGCAACTCTTACCGTTAGAGCAGGATCTCCGACTGATGGAGCTAGTAATCTTCAAGACGGTATGTATAGGATTATAAAATTTACAGGAACATTAAGTCAAACTTGTACAATAACTATAGCTCCAACCACTACAACAGCTTATTTTGTTTTTCAAAATGCTACAAGTGGTGGATATAGCATTATTATGAAACAAGGTTCTGGAGCACAAACTGTTACCATACCAACTACAAAATCAAATATGGTTTATTGTGACGGAAGTGATGAAGTTATATCTGTTTCTGATTTATTTGTTGCTAATGCCTTAGCCGCAGACAATTTAACAACAGGAGATGCCGCAGTAACATTAGCCACTACAACAGGTAATATAACAGTTGATGCACAAGGTAGTGATACAGATATAATTTTTAAAGGCACCGATGGGGCATCTGATACTACCTTTTTAACATTAGATGGTAGTGATGCAGGAACTGCTACATTTAATCACGATGTTAAATTAAACACAGATAGCTCTGTACTAGGTTTTGGAGCGGATAACGATACAACTCTTACTCATACAGATGGCACAGGTTTAACATTAAATGGCACCAATAAATTAACATTTAATGATACTGGCACCTATGTACACTCAAATGCAGATGGAGATTTAGATCTTGTATCAGATGGTACTGAAGTAGATAGTATTAATATTGAATCAGCAGGAGGTATAACCTTAGATGCAGGTACTGCTGCTAGTGGTATTATCTATGAAGATGACGGCACTGAAATGGCTAGACTGCACAATAGTTCTAGTGATGTAATTTTAGAAACTAAAGTATCTGATAAAGATTTATTAATAAAAGGTAATGATGGTGGTTCTACTGTTACACCTGCAACTTTTGATATGTCTGCCGCAGGTAAATTACTTATGGGTGCAGGGGCGGTAGGCAGTACACAAACAACTAACGCAACTGGTTCAACTACATTAGACTTTGATACATATTCTAATTTTGTGTTGACAGCTACTGGTAACGTTACTTTAGATAATCCAACAACTGAGTCAGTGGGTCAATCTGGTATCATAGTATTTATTCAAGATGGTACAGGTAGTAGAACTTTAAGTTTAGGTACAGATTATGAAACAGCAGGTGGTGCTGGTTTAACAATATCAACCGCTGCGAGTGCTGTAGACGTTATACCTTATTTTGTAAAGGCTTCTGGGTCAATACAACTAGGAGCACCACAACTTGCATTTGCATAGGAGACATAAGTAATGCCAGTACAAGGTGAATTTTTTCAAAATCCAGGTGGTGCTAG